GTGGTATAAATGTAAAATGTTTCTTATTATTTGTGCTAATAAGATTAATGCTAAATGGAATTAAATTCTTTGCGATATATTTATCAATATGATAGTCCATATATATTGATATTATTATCTTTTTATAAGACTTAATAATTTCTTAAATAATACCTAAATTTTTTTGCGATATATTGATTATTGTATCATAAACACCCATATAACTTAATGTTGAATTAACATCAATCCATCCATAACAAATGTTCATAATAAATGATGTCTTGTATATTGATCGTAATATTTGGAATATATAGAATCAATATGTAAGATTTTATAAGTTTATTTGAAATATATTTTTAAATTTGTGTATAATAAATGCAAAACGTATTTATTAAATATATCAATAATTGTTATTCTAAATATGATGTAGTTAAATTTGATGATTTAGATAAATTAAAAAAATCTTATTATCAGACATCAAAAACACAAAAATTATTATTTTTATATCCACTGGTAAAATACATTGTGCGAGATGATCAGGTATATGTAGAGGCAGAATTAGCAGATATAATTTATAATAATGATAATTTGAATCAGATCAAAGATAATCGAATCGCACAAGTTCTTAGTATGATTCAAAAAACATTATTATGGGCAAAAAAATTAAACAAACCTATTGTACAAACTACATTATATTTTTGGATATCTGATAGAATTCCGTGGTATAGTGATATTGATATAAAATTCCCAATTTATGTATTTGCTACACCAAAAAATAAAAATTTTATTCTTTTTCCAGATAATAGTTTTGAGTGTATGACAATTGATGAAAAATATAATGGTTCGTGTTATGATTGGGAACAGACAAAAGCAATAATAATAAATAAATCAAATAAAGTAAAGTTTATGGAAAAAACTAACAAAATATTCTTCAAAGGAACATCAACAAGTTCAAAAAATACACAAATAAGAGAAAACTTATATACTCTTTCTAAATCATCAAAATATTTAGACATTAGATTGGATGGATGGTATGCTTATATTGGTATGGATAATTTTTGCGAATACAAATTTTTACTAAATCTTCCAGGAAATTATCCTTGGTCAAATAGATTTAAATATTTATTTTTAATGAAATCAATTGTGATAAATGTTGATGTTGAATCTGAAGATATGAAAACACATATTATTGACCAAGAGTGGATTAGTTTTATAAATATTATCGTAAAACCCGATACACATTATATTAATCTAAAATTCAAATATTATTATAATAATGATAAAAATAAAAATTATGAACAGTGTATTGAAATTTTGAATCAATTGGAAGACATCTATAAATCAAATACAGAAAAATACACAAATATGATTGAAAATGGTTATCATGCAGTGTCAGAATTGACAAATAATAATATATATGAATACATCTATGAATGTATGATTAAAAATTCATCAATAAAATTTATATAGTATAATTACATGAGTCAAATAATATCATATATTCCTCCTTCTAAAAGAAATCCAATTGGTACATGTAATAAAAAATATTCTCAATGTAATAGAATAAAAATATCATCGTGTACAGGATGGATAGAAATAGGTGATTATTATGTATCAGTGGTACAATTATTAAAATGTTTTAATATACTTAAAAATACTTTTTTGAATGACCTTATGGATAATATGATACTTGTATCAAAAGATGATACAAATAATTTATTTTATGGACAAGTAATGTTACCTAGTAGTATTACATTAACACCAAAAAAACAACAAACAAAAAAAGACTATCTGAAACTCAAACAATATGAAAAAATTTGTAAGATAACTAAAATAAATTATAAATATATTGATGGGTTAATTTCGGTAGATTATGAAGATAAGATTGACAAAGAAATAGCAAAATATCCAGAATTTACATTTATTGGTTCTGATTATAAGATTGTACCCAGTCAACCATTTCATAATATTTTTAGCGAACAATTAGAATTTGTTATGGGGACGGAACAAATGACAGATTTTTTACAAAATATTACATTTCAATATTATTCAACATATCTCACAATAGATGATTTATTTAAAATAGAAAAAATAATAATAATAGACAAATTAAAACAAATAATAAAAAATATCGAAAATTTTTATACAGATAAATTTAAATATCAAATACAATCAAAGTATCAAATAAATATAACTCTTAATAAACCAAAAAAAAATAGATCTAATCAAGTTATATTTTATTTTACAATTATTGAACCAAAATTTGGTTACAGTTATATATCGATTACAGATACATTTAGAAAACCAAATATATATGATATTATTAGTCGAATAGAAAATGATAGTTTTTATTATTTTGATAGCTTATTAAATCCTACTGATGATGACGATTGTATTGATTCGAAAGGTATTTTGATACTAGATAATATTGTAAAGACACCAAAAAGAATTGATAATAGTAGCGGAACATATCAGACATTATTTGGCACGGATAGAACTATTATAAAAATTATAAGTAATTCAGATGTTCCAAATAAATTTCACACATATTGCTCTACATTTTATCTGATAGTTGTTGGTGAAAAATATTTTAAACTATCAATCAAAATAATAACATATGATAAAATTAAATCAGATGTTGATTTTGCATGTAAATTTATTACATTACTATCTTCAAAATTAAAAAAATTACAACCTGATGTTAAATATGTTGAAGCTAATACGTTAGCAAATTTAGAAATATTCGTTAAAGAGATTGATCCATCTACTTATAAAATACCTATAAATATTTATTATGATGAGACACCTCTAATGTATAATGGATTGTTAATAAAAATTAAGAGTGCTAATATATCTGAACCTTTGATTTTAACATTATTATGGTTCAGAGAATTACAACGCATACATTTTCAATATTATTCAGATCAAGACATACATAAAATACAAAAAGCTTATTTATTAGATATGATAGAAGAAGTAGATCATTCATACAAAAAACAATTTAGAGATTTTACACAAAATCTTATACGTATCACCACATATGCTTTTTTTATATTTTCGGAATTCAAAATCACAAAAGATTTTATAAGAATTAATAAATATAGTCATAATTATGGCCCTATATTATCTGAAAGATTATCTTTAATTTTATCTGATATGATGCGTGTATCCAAACAACAAGAAATAGATAAAAAAACACTTACTGATTTTATAGATTATATAAATTCAGAATCAGGAAGAGTTATTTGGTATATTCCTCCAAAATTGACAGTGATAAATTATACTGAACTAAATAAATATTTAGAAAGTATAAGTGGAGAAAGAAATATATATAGTATAAGCGATAGAGACAAATTTAAAACATTTACTAATTTTTATGAATTGTATGAACAACCAGATTTTATACATAATATACGACACATAATAAATAAAGATCAAGTTACAGACATATTATCTTTATTAAATAAGGGCGAAGTATGGTTTGCTGGATTTCATTATCCAAATAAGATGTATTATCAAGTATTTCATACACAAATAATTACAAGCAATAAATTTGATTCAAATTCATATGTAGATAAACAACATGGTTTTCATAATATTTTTTCAAGAAGATTTACCAGTATAATGTTTTTAAAGCAACAATTAGTATCAGAACAAACAATGCTATTATCCCAAACATTTACTTTTCCATTATCAGACTGCTTGGTCGATGATAAACTAAAAGTTAATAAACAAAAACTCAAACAAGAACTAAAAACTGATTATTCATTAACACAATTTTTATCTGATGAAGATATAGAAGATATCTTAAGACAAAATAATATGGTCTAATAGTATGTCAAAACATATCTGATTCTATTTATCAACAAATAATAACCATTTGGATTAATTATATGTAGTTTAATTATATTATTAGATAACTCATAATTTTTGAGAAAAAATAAAAACATTTTTTTTTTAAATTTTTCATATTTTGTATCAAATTTTATATCTAATAATCTAGTATTTGATACTTTGTTTTTTAATAACAGATATCCTGTTGATGAATTTTTCAAAAAATTTTTACAAAATATTAATTTAACAGTTTTAAAATGTCTACATAATTTTTTTATATACTCTGGATAAAAATCAATATGAACTAATATGTGTTCATAAATAATAACTGAATCACCAACTTTCAATTTATTTTCTATAATATCAAAAATAATTTTAGTATATTTATCAAAAACTTTAATAAAATTTGCTTGTGTAAAATATGATTCAATAATATTATATTTAGTATTATTTGTTCCTAATGTAATTTTTATATTTTCCGAATCATAATACAGTCTTATGTTATATATATTTAGTGATTTTATATCAAACTTACATTTTGCGTAAATATAATTATCAATAATACTCTTGTTAATTTTTAAATTTGATTCTTTACCATAAAATAAATCCAGCAATAAACGTCTATCCATGTCATATTTTTTTAGTTTATCTAACATTTTATCATAATTTTCACCCCCGCTCTGCTGACCCTTCTTATTTTTAATTACACATATTATATATTTTTTATTAAAAATATCTAGAAATTTATTATTATTAAAATATTCATATATTATGGTTTCATTTTCAGAAGGAATTAAATTTTTTATTGTATCCATAATATATATTGTAATAAAAATTAATTTGCTTTATCGATTATGATGAAATTTGATAAAAAATATTTTTATTTCTATATTATTATTTATGATAATAAGATTATAATACAACTATTTCATCCTTTATCGTATCATAAACATTTGCCCATTTTGGATACATCGAATAGTCTAAATTTTTAAAGTCATTTATTAGATTTACTGGGGGATATGGCATAAATATATTATTTTTCTCTTTTTGTAAATAAACACCCATATAACTTAATGTTGAATTAGCACAAATTCCTCCAGAGCAATTTTTCATAATAAACAATGTATCATTATAATTATTGTTTTTGTCTTGTAATACATAATTTGTTATTCCAATATTTTTTATTATATTAGATAATTTTTTATCATATTGATTAGTACAAATATAAAATTTAGTTTTATTATTTTCTGACAAGATTTTTTGAATACAATATTTATAATATTTTTCTAATTCTATGCTATGTAGTGAATTATCAACATAATCACCTAGTCTTATATGAATAAAACATGTATTAGAAAAATCAAAGTGTAATAATTTTTTGTCTTGTGGTATTATTGTAATATATTTTTCTAATATGTTATTCTCTAAATAGTTGAAATGTTGAAAGTATCCATCAAGAATAACATTATTGTATGTATATATATCATTACTAATTTTGGTATCCCAATCTTTGTAATTTACTTTTTCCTTGAATATACTATAATTTTTTGTGTTAATAATTTTATTAGAGAATTTAATTTTGGGAAAAGTTTTTTTTAAATTTATAATTATTTCTTTTTTCGATTTTTGATGATTATTAAGTCTTATCAAATTTTCATTTATAACAAATTTCTTATTATATTTTTGCGCATAATATAAACCACACGCAATCTGGAATAATTGATTACCAAAACCCTCGTGAATATAAACATATAACTTATCACTATGTTGTGAATTATGATATGATAAACTACACGCATCTTTAATATTATCACTATATAGTTTGTAATTTGTTGGTGCTATATTATTCTTTTGTAATGTAGCACCAATCATAACATCCTCATAAGGACTATAATAAACCATCTCTTTTTGTGCAAAATTACATAATACAGATTTGTCTAAATAATACAATGGATCACCACAATAGTTAGTTGCTGGTATTATTATTGGTTTGTTAGTCTTCATTTTCTTGATTTTATGTGTGCTAGTATTTGGGGTTAATACATTAACAATATTCCCACAATAATTTATTTCATATGTATCTAATTTACTTATGAATTTATTGATATGTTCTATATTTACAATAATATCATCATCGCATTTGAAAAAACCTTTTATGTCAGAATAATTCTCATCAATATGTCTAATTATTGCTAATGTTTTTTTGCTTAAATTTTTATAATCATCTTTTACTTTCAGTTCAATAAATTTATCATCAATTATTTTGTATTTATCTTCTATATTCAAATTACCATAAAAAATATAAACTTTTGTATTTGTTAATTTATTGTTAATTCTGTCATAAATATTATTTGCTTTTTCTAAATATTTTTTACAAGAATATATGGCGAAAATATACATATATAATATTATTTTTATATTTATTTTTAAATTTTTGTTTGGTGAGAATTATTATGAAACTTTCAAATCATACTTTTTTTGATAATATTTATGTTTTCTAACACAAATATTGTTTAAGAAAAAGTATAACTTTTTTCTTAAATAATATTTATGTTTCCTAACACAAATATTGTTTAAGAAAAAGTATAACTTTTTTCTTAAATAATATTTATGTTTCCTAACACAAATATTATTATTTTACAAGAATAAATTAGTATTTATTTAGTTTTTTATAGTTATGTTTGTTTTTGTAATAAAGTGTTATATTCTTATTTTTGCCACCACTAAGATGTTCTGGTTTTACTGTCCCACACATCTCACACATTAAAAATTCATCTGGGTTCTCGCTATATGTACACCATGGACACGCCCATCCAGGTTCGATTGCTATACCACCAGGAGGACTGGATGAGACAGGTTTTTTTGGTGCGAGTGCGGATGCTGATGCTGCGGATGCTGATGCTGATTCTGTGGATGCTAGTACTGGTACTAGTTTTGTTGGTGCTGATGCTTTTGATGCTAATAGAGATGGCGCTGGTTCTTCTATTTTTTCCTTGGATCTTAAATAGTTTATATATACATCTTTTAACATTATTCTTTCTCCTAACGTTGATAATATATTTTTGCGTATTACATCATCAAATTCACCAAGTCCTATATATTTTTTTTCTAATTTTATGCATAATTTTTTATATTTTTCCCAAGCATCTACCAATATATCGCTTTCATATAATTTTCCATAAAGTTCTTTTATTGGTGCGATAAATTTTTTATCAATTCTCCTAAACCCATCTACCCCTCTTTTAATATCATTCTCTCCAAATCTTACTGTATATTTCTCCAGATTATCATATCTAGTGGAATCATTAGATATACCAATAACATTCTTATATTGTAAACTGCATATTTTATAACCTTTTCCCTTATCTGCTCCCTTATTTTTTTCTTTAATAACAAATAAACCACCATATCTATCTTTGTTAAACCAGCACACAAAATCACAATCTAATGAATAAACAATTTGTTTTGGATTACCACACGTTCCTTCGCTATCTACTTTTAAATCTTTTAGTGGCATTGTATCTTTATTTGCTATACAATACAAAAATACTGGTAAAAAATACGTATTCCAAATATTACCACCAACCACAAAATCATCATCTTTTGCTATTGCTTTTGCTTTTGCTTTTGCTATTGCAGATGCAGATGCTGCTGCCATACTATATATTAACATCTTATATTATATTTATTTTGTGGCCTTGATAACACAAATAATTTGTCAAATATTACTAATAATTGAATTATTATCATAATGATAAAAATATTTATGTCTTTAATTTAGATTTTTACATTTGGTTTATGACATAAAAAATAATAATAAATTAATCAATAAATATTATTATATTTTACACAAAATTACGTTTATTTTTCTGATACAAAAAACCCTTTATTCTTATGAGTTGATAAAAAAGAGAAAAAATAATATAGACTATTTATAATATTTTATAAATATACTAATGAATAAATAGAGAAAAATTTATGTATCATAATTAATTTCCTGATGACCGGTTATACTGGTGAAATATTCTACAGCCTTGCGAACAAGAGATTTAAAATTTGGGTCGGATCCTCCTAGTTCAACCCATGCTTGTGTGGTGCCAATAGTACCATCTCGAATATCCCCATTATTATCAGGGTCAAAATCTCCTATTACATTACCATATACTTGCCAATTGTAATACATATTATATAACAATCCCAATGCTCCCACGTTTGGTTTATTAGTTATCATTTGAGGATTACATATGTTATACCACCCAATTAATGTTGTTTGCCAATTATATTGTGACATTCCGCAATAATCCAACATATTTTCTGCTCCCTTATTATCATCTTCACTAATATTATGAATATCCCACAAATGTAATGATTGATTAAAACTACTTGCTAAATAGAACATATAAGTCATATTAACAACACTTGATACATTCCAATTGTTCAATGGTTGGTTGAAACTGGTAGCATCAAGAAACATATAACTCATATTTAAAACATCTTTGGTATCCCAATTTTGTAATGGTTGATTGAAATTTTTAGCAAAAGCAAACATACCAGTCATACCACCAATATAGTCACCTGACTCTGCAAAATCATAATTACTTATAACATTACTTACATCCCATAAATCTAATGGTTGGTTAAAACTTGTAGCAAAAAAGAACATTGCTGTCATATCTTCAACTGATCCAACATTATAATTCTGTATTATGTATTCAGGATTAGTGCCAAATAGTGGTTGGTTAAAACTAGCGGCAAAAGCAAACATCCCACTCATATCAGTAACACTGCTTGTATTCCATTTGTCAAGTGGTTGATTAAATTTAAAAGCAACTGAAAACATTCCAAACATATTAGTAACTGCTGATACATCCCAAGAGTTCAATGGTTGATTAAATTCGATAGCACCAGAAAACATTCCGGACATATCAGTAACACTGCTTGTATCCCATTTGTCAAGTGGTTGATTAAATTTAGAAGCATTCGCAAACATATTAGACATATCTTCAACATTTGATACATCCCAACAATTCAGTGGTTGATTAAAATTAGAAGCACCCGAAAACATACCAGCCATATTTGCGACATTTGATACATCCCAACAATTCAGTGGTTGATTAAAATTAGATGCACCCGAAAACATTCCCTCCATTGACAAAACCGCGTGTGTATCCCATTTATTAAGTCGTTGATTAAATTCAGAAGCATTATAAAACATAAAATCCATATTTGTGACCTCTGATACATCCCAACAATTAATCGGGTAATTAAAACTGGAACATCCAGCGAACATTCCTGTTAAATCTAAATCATCAACATTACAAGGTAATTTCTTAGGCACTTTTACTAAATTAGTTGCTCCCAAAAAAGCATAAGTAAGTATTGATGGACCAATCTTTTCGACTTCAATTAAATATTGTATGCCTGTGCATCCAGAATCTTCCGGATTAGTTACAGTTTTATCTAAACCAAATTGAGTTACATTTCCATATATCTTAATTATATATTGTCTTCCTCCCTCTAAACCATTAATTACTGGAAAACTCTCGTCATCAGTTGGACCCTCCATATAAACTTTATCTTCATCATCACATCCCCACGAAATCCAATAATCACTACCCCATACTGGCAATTGAATTCCATCTTCTTCTGAATCCCAACTTTCTGGTAGATCATAAATAAGTATAGTAGTGTTTCTACCTGAATGATGACTATGTTGTGGGGTTATTCCGTGTTTTTGTATTCTGTTCTGTTTCTTGATATTTGCGTTAGCAACCATTTTTTCCTTTAGTTTTTTTTCCATACTGGCTTTAAATTCTGCTTTAATTTGTGCTGGATTAGGCATTTATAATTATGTCTATTATTTTTATTTTTTGTGATATGGAAAATATTCTTTTTTATTATAATAATCATTTTTCATCTCCTTGATATTCATTAGATGAGTCATATTGCCTTTATATATTGGATTCAGTATTTGCTACAATTGAATATATAGTGAGTTACATTTTATTTCTCCATTTAATTGTATTCTTTTTGTATATAAATAAAATAAAATACCAATAAAAAATAACTAAATGTTTTCTTTACGATTTGTTATTAGAATATAAAAATATGTTAGAAAGAATACATATAACAAAATGGAAAAAAAAATTAATTTACTATATAATTATAATGGAAAGGCAGAAATCTTCTACGAACAATGTAGTTATGTATGTTGTATTAATTGTGGTTATACTTGCTTTTGTTGCAGGAATTGTTCTTCTTATAGTTTATCGTGATACACTGTTTGGAACATCGTCATCAAACAGTTCCACAAGTCCCACAAGTCCCACAAGTTCCGCTGGTGGAACCAATCCTCCTAGTGGAACCAATCCTCCTAGTGGAACCAATCCTCCTAGTGGAACCAATCCTCCTAGTGGAACCAATCCTCCTAGTGGAACCA